CCCACCATGCGAACACGCTGTTGGAGAAGTGGCACCACCCGAACATCGGCCACGTCGGGTGGCTGGCGGTGGTGTTCGGCCTGCTCCTCCTCCTCGCAGATCCCACGGTGGCTGCGATTAGTGCGGCTGCTGGGCTGTTGCTGGTGGGCAAGCTGACGTGGGATGCCCGCGGCGCCTGGCAGACGCACACCGTCAAGGAGTTGAAGGACCAATATCAGTGGAACGACAAGCCGTGGTGGCAGGTCATTAAAGGCAACCCAGGCGAGCCGTGGTTTGACAGCGGGCGCTTGGCCTACTGGCGCGATGTGATCAAAATGGTGTGGTGGCCGCGCGGCCCGAAGGCGTGGCTCTTCGGCTTCGGGACCTGCACCTGGTTTGCGAAGACGGTCAGGATGGGGGATGCGCTCCACCCGCATGTGTTCACGTCGGCGCACAACGAATACTTCCACCAGCTGATCGAGCACGGGCTCATCGGCCTCGGCGTGCTGCTCCTCTACATTGGTGACGCCCTGTGGCGCAACTTCCATGGGATGCCGCCGCAGCAGGCGGTATTCCTCGTGGGGCTGACGTGGGCCGGGATCGCCGCGGTCCACTTCCCGGCCACCTTCATGCACGAATATCACCCGCCGAATGAGCAGAAGGAGCATTGGTTCGGCAGCCCGTCGATGAACGTCTGGACATTTATAATAGCGCTGATGGCGGAGGCGAGATGAGGAGAAGAAAAAGAAACTTCTTTCCCCCCATCCCCCGTGGGGGTGATTCCGATTTTATCGGTGGGATCGCATTTTGTCTAGGGCAGTTTGGGGTAGTTCAAGGTAGTTTGTTCCATCAATAATGTTGGAGGTGCCCCATGGGATATGCGAAGCAATATTATCGACTGGATGAAGTCGCAGAGTTGCTATCTGTGAGTGTGCGCACGCTCCAAATCTGGGCGCGCAACGGTAAGGTGGAGTCAATCAAAACGATCGGAGGACACTACCGCATTTCAGGGCAAGCACTCAGGCGTTTTGGAGCAACAGCCAACGCCTGACCGTCATTTTGTGCGCAGAACCTACCTAAACAGACTCAAACCGACCTACCCACTTGTCCCCAAATTCGGTATGACAGTGGCTCAACATGGCGCCGCAAGTGCCACAGTACGAGCCTGCTCAGATCACCGCTGGGGACACAATCCAGTGGACGCGCGAATTTCCCGACTACAAATCTGCTGACGGCTGGGCCCTCTCGTACGCCTTCCGGGGCGAGAAGGGCGACGGCAAACTTGATCTGACTTCGCAGCCGGATCAGATGGGCTATCTCACGACCATCACCGGCGCGCAATCTGGTGCGATGCGCCCAGGCGTCTGGAAGTGGGAGGCCTACATCACGCTGGGCAGCCAGCGCACGACTGTTGGCAGAGGCTCCACGACCGTCACGCCGAATCTCGCTGTCATCGATTCCTCCCAGGACCTGCGCACCACCGCCAAAAAGAATTACGACAACGCGATGGAGGCCTTGGCCAACTTCCGCCTTGGCAAGACTGTCTCGTTGAACGGCCGCGTCTACACGCAGCATGACGTCGACGACTTGATCACCTATGTCGATTACTGCACGAATCAATGGAAGTTGGAGGAGGCCGGTCAGACGACCGGCCCCGATCACCCCGCTGGTGATCCGCGCAAGATTTACGTCAGACTGATGCCGCACATCTAGGAGGGGCATGCGCTTTATTCCGGCGCGCAAATGGTTGGCTAAATTATGGCCGAAGGCCTCACCGCCCACGAAGCCAAAGAAGAAAGCCAAGCCGCCGCCGGTCCCGCGGCCCTATCCGCCTGCGGCGATGCGGATGTACGCTGCCGCTAGGACCTCACGCCTCAACGCCACCTGGGGGCAGAGCACCACCTCGGAAGATCACGAGCTGGCAACCAGCCTGGTGAAGATCCGCAACCGCTCCCGCGAATCCTGCCGCGATTCTGCCTACGCGAAGCGCGCCAAAACCATTGTCCAGAGCAACGTCGTCGGCCCTGGGATCGGCATGCAGGCCCGGATTCAAACCACCCGCTACACCTTGAAGAGCACCCTCAACGATGCCATCGAAGCGGCCTGGCTCCGCTGGTGCGATGCGACCCAGTGCCACATCGGCGGGGCACTCCACTTCTGCGAGTTTGAGCGCCAGTGCATGGGGCAGGTCTTTGAGGCGGGCGAAATCTTCATCCGCAAACACTACAAGACGATGGACGGCTCCCGCGTGCCGCTCTGCCTGGAGCTGATCGAGAGCGAGCGCATCGCCGACGACTTCCAAGGCATCCCTGCGATTGGCCAGGACAACAGCCGCCTCGGCATCGAGATTGACGACTACTTCCGCCCGACCGCTTACTGGATCCGCACGATGCACCCCACGGAGATTCGCTTCACGCACCAGCGTGAAATGGCGGTGGAGCGCGTCCCTGCCAGCGACATCTTTCATCTGCGCATCATCGACCGCTGGCCGCAGACGCGTGGCGTGCCGTGGCTCCATGCGACGATGCGCCGCCTCAACGATATGGACGGCTTGGGCGAGTCGGAGATCCTCGCTGCGCGGGCGGCTGCCTGCTACATGGGATTTATTGAAATGCCAAACTCCGACATCCCCTACGGCGAGAAGCAGCCGCAGACGGGGATGATGATGGAGGAGCTGTCGCCGGCGGTGATTCAGCGCTTGAATGCCGGGGAGAAATTCACCTTCGCGGCACCGAACCGCCCGAACGCCCAGCTGGATGCCTTCATGCGCTTGATGCTTAGGGAGGTGGCGGCTGGCGTCGGGGCCTCCTACGAATCCCTCTCGCGCGATTATTCCCAAAGCAACTACAGCAGCAGCCGCCTGGCCTTGCTCGATGACCGTGATCTGTGGCGCATGCTCCAGCGGTGGTTCATCAGATCCTTCCGCGAACCGCTCCATCGGGAGTGGCTCAGCTTTGCCGTGATGAGCGGCGCCATCCCCGGCATCACCGTCGAGGAGTATGCCCTGGATCCTGAGCGCTTTGAGGCGGTGCGATTCAAACCGCGCGGCTGGAACTGGGTGGACCCCACCAAAGAAGTGGCGGCCTACAAAGACGCGATCCGGTGTGGCTTCACGACCGTCAGTCGCGTCATCGAGCAGACCGGCAACGGCGACGATCTTGAGGACATCCTCACCGAGCGTGAAGAAGAACTGGCCTGGATGCACGAGAAGGGCTTGGTGTTCGACACCGATCCCCAGCTGACCCCGTCTGGCAATCCGCAAACATTAGGGGCCACCGAGAATGCCCCAACAGAGGAGGAGCCGGCCAATGGCAACGAAGAAGAAGGCGACGAAGAAGGCGAAGAAGAAGAAGCTGATGCAGCCGTAGCCTACGCGATGGTGAACAGCAACGGCCATCACCACCGCACGTATCGCTATCGTTAAATGGAGGGCCGCGGTATGCCGCAAGAAACCATCAAATGCAAAGAACATTATCGACGCTTCGTGACGATCCCTGAGATGACCCTTGAGCGCGTCGACAGCAAGCCCAGGACGCTGACCTTCTCAGCTAGTTCAGAGGCGCCGTATGAGCGCTGGTTCGGCACTGAAGTCTTGTCGCACGATGTGAAGGCGGTCAGACTGGAGCGTGCGAAATCTGGCGCCATGCCGCTGCTCTTCAACCACAACATGAACGATCCCATCGGGATGATCCAAAAAGCCTGGCTGGAAGATTCGCGCATGATGGTCAAGGCGCAGCTGTTCGATTCGCCGCGGGCCGACGAGATCGTGAAGATGATCGAAGGCGGGCTGCGCAACGTCAGCATCGCCTACCGCATCAACGTGATCGAAGAGCACAAGAAGGATGAGGTGTTTCGCGTCACCGATTGGGAGCCGTTTGAAACGTCCGTCGTGACGGTCCCTGCAGACCCGTCTGTCGGGATTGGTCGCGAATATGAAGTGCGCATGATTCGTGAGGCAGTGATTGATGACAGTCCGCCACCTGCGGCTGAACAACATACGAAGGAGGAAACCATGCCAGAAGAAACCAAACCCGCTGCTGGGGCCGTGGTGGTGGAGTCAAACGGCAACGGCAGACCGCTCAACGTGACCGAGATGGAAGCCAGGCGTGTGAAGTGCATCGAGAACCTGTGCCGCACCCACAAGCTGGATGAAAAATTCCAGGCGATGTTCATCGGCCAAGGGCTGTCGGTGGAAGATGTCACTGAGGAGATCCTCAAGGTGGTGGAGGAGCGCGGCAAGACGAACCCGCAGTCCATCTCCAAGCTGGGCCTCAACAAAAAGGAAACCGATCGGTTCAGCTGGATGCGCGCGATCGCAGCCTGCGCGCAGCAGAACTGGACGCAAGCGCCGTATGAATTGGAGTGCTCGCGCGAAGTGCAGAAGCGCCTCAACAAGCCGCCAGACCCACAGCGCTTCTTCATTCCGTATGAAGTATTGGAGCGCGAGACGGCTGAGACAGACCGCGGACGCAGAGCCCGACGCGATCTGACGGTGGCAGCGCCCACCGGCGGCGGCTATCTCGTCGAGACCACGAATCAAGGGTTCATCGACATGCTGCGCAACCGCGCAGTGGCCTTCGCGATGGGGGCCAGGCGCCTGGGCGGCATGGTCGGCAACGTCGCGATCCCGAGGCAGAGCGCCGCCGCGACGGCGTACTGGCTGGCGACGGAAGCCACTGCGGCGACTGAGAGCCAACAGACCTTTGAGCAAGTGCTCTTGCAGCCCAACACCGTGGCGGCCTACACGGAGATCAGCCGCCAGCTGATGCTCCAGAGCAATCCGGGGGCCGAGGAGATCGTCACCAACGATCTGGCCACCGTGACCGCGCTGGCACTTGACAAGGCGGTGATTCACGGGGCAGGCGGCGCGGAGCCGCAGGGCATCATCGGCACAGCGGGCATCGGCTCAGTCGCCGGCGGCACCTTGGATTATGCGAAGGTGCTGGAATTCCAAACCGACGTGGCGGCCACCAACATGCCGCGGCCTGATGCCGGCGGCTACGCCACCACGCCAGCGTTGGCAGCTAAGGCATTGGCGACGGCGCGCTTCACATCCACAGACACGCCATTGTGGACCGGCAACGTGTGGACTGGCGCGATGGTCGGCTTTCCCGCCATCGTGTCGAATCAAGTCAACACCGGCTACATGCTCTTCGGCGATTGGGCACAAGTCATCGTCGCGGAGTGGGGCGTGCTGGAAGTCGAGGTGAATCCGTACGCCAACTTCCAGGCGGGGATCATCGGCATCCGCGCGATGTACAGCTGCGATGTGGCGCTTCGGCTGCCGCAGGCCTTCTCGGTTGGCAGCGGCTTGAGCTGACGTCATGTTGACGATGAAGAACACTGGATTGGTCCAGGGTGTTCCGCTTGAGGAGGACCCCACGATGGTGCGCATCAAAGCATTGCGCGGCTTCTTTGATCAGCAGGGCCAGGCCCGGAATGCTGGCGAGGAGCTGACCGTCAAGAAGGGGTTTGCCAAATTCCTGGTCGAGACGAACAAGGCTGTCCTCCTGCCAGGCGTTGAGGTGGTGTCGGTCGAATCGATGCCGACACCGCCTCCGCAACAGGTCGAAGCGCAGCCAGCCCAGCCGCAGGAGCTGTCGGCGGCAGCAGCAGAGGCGGAGGAGCAGCCGGACAGACCCAGGCGCAGGCGCACCTAGTGGGGAGCTATGTCCCAGGCACTCGAAATCCTCAA